GGCAAACGCAGCCACCCGATTTTTAACCACTACCAACACCTTGAGTCTATTCATACGTGCCTACTTTTGTCCAGTCAATAATGGTGATAGGGGGTGGGGGCAAAAAGGGAGAGATTTGGGACTCATGGATACTGACCCAACGCCGGGGGTCTTGTGGACAATATACCAGGTATTCATCGTCGCCAAATTCCTGTTCCAGCGCCGTCGCTATGCCATCCACCGACTCCCCAAGGCGATAGTGCCACCCTAATCCATTCGGGTTGGGTTCGCCCTCTTTGGCGCCATGTTCGTTCCTGAAATACGGCGCCACACTCTTGACCTCAAAACGGCGTTTTAATAAGGCATATCTTCCCCCTATTCTGCCGTCTGGGTAAATAGGATAAATGCAGCGATAGCGCCCGATGGGCTGGTCTTGGGTAGCAAACCGCTTGGCAAATAAGAATACCGCATAGGGAGTCCAACGAATCCGCCAGTGTACCAACCCCCGGTAAACGCTTTGGAAAAGGGTGTTGTGTCCATCGGCACGCCTTAGAAATTCGGGGCCATCGTATATTGTTAATGTGAAGGTGTCGTATAAAACCCCATGCCGAAATTGTTCGTATGTCACTTGCTCGTTCATGCCTTGACCCGCTTTCCAACCTCATTATCATCCGCCATCGCCCAGCGTGATTGTGAGTCGCTTACCTTGACCAAATAGGAACGGGTCGCAAAGTCATATCCCATTACCACCCCGTCCTGAAAATCCCATTTCTTGCTGCCGTTGGTGGGTATGTCGTTGAGTTTGAAGCCCTTAAACAGCGGGAGGGGTTTTTGGTCATGCACGCTCTCCACGCGCCAAGCTTTCCAGCCATACCCGATACCGGGTATCCAGTAATTCCCGATGGGTGCTGTCATATTTGCGTCCCATAGGGGCACAATCATCTGGAAAGGCTTGCCCACATCATAAATAGGGGTTTGTCCCAAGGGCACAACGCCGAAAGGATTGGTATTGGTAATTCGATAGGATTTGCAGTTCACATAACAGCAGTGGTTTCCAAGCTGCCAATCCAGCGCCCAATCGAAGCGAGAGTCATCGCTGGTGCGAACCGACACAAACTGGTCGTCCTGTCCCGCTGCCAGCGCCAGCATATAGGAATCGGTGGCGGGGCGGGCAAAATCCAGTTGTAGGGTGAAGGTATTGAGCAGGATGGTATCCCGATAGTGCTTAATCTCAATGGCAACCGTCTCGCTCAAGGCGTTTTCCCTCCCATTAACACAATACATTCCTCGCGGGTGTATTTCTCGGAAGCCAGACACTCTTGTACCTTGGCGTCCCGGCAGGCAAAGGTATTTTCGCCGCCCGCAAACACAGAACAGGGTCGTGGGGGTGATGGTTCATTAACGGACTGTATAACGCGCCAACCCAATAAAACAAGTGTTACTACAATCATGCAACAAACCAATAGCGTCAATAACCTATCTATCACTACATTACCCCCATCCACTTGAACAGGCGATAAAACCAATACCAGCGATAGCGCACCATTTCACCATTATTCCCTACACAAATAAAGACGCGGGTGCGCTTGGTATCCAGTTTCACATAACCGAACACAGTTTTGATGCGAATGGTGGCTTTCCGCCAGTCTTCCAATTCGCTCGACAAGAAATCCCGACTCAAGTAGAACTCGCCTTTCCACTGCCCATCACTTTTCATGACTTCCTCCACCGCACGTTATTTGGCGTCATAACAGTTTCCCATTCCATTCCCAAGTCATTTTATCGTTTTTGCTTTGATTGCATTGCGGACAGGAAATTACAAGATTTCTTGGGTTATCTGAACCCCCTTTAGCTATAGGGGTTAAGTGGTCAACGTGATAAGAATGTCCCAATTTTTTACCGCAATGCCAACATTTACCTCTTTGTGAGCTATATTGAAGTTCAATATCTGCCTTAGTATGCCTACCACCTGTCCCGTATTTCCTTGCACGCCGCCGCCTGCACGCTGCCCGACATTGTTCCGGATTATCTTTGCGCCATTGCCTATTGATTTCGCGCAACTTTTCACGATTTCTTTTGCGCCATAAAGAATGTCTAAAGCGATGTTCCGGTCTATGATCTTTAGCGTGTTTACGCCTTTTCTCTCGTTCCCTATCTTTGTTTTGATGGTAATATAACCTAGATTTTTCCCTTAGCTCGTTTACATGAGTTAACCTATATCTTCCTGTTTCAGATCTCCGACATTCTTTGCAAGGATTACGAAGACTATCTTTAGCTTTTTTGTCATAATGAAAGTATTCCCTTGTCGCGGGCTTCTCAACACCGCACTTGGTACACGTTTTAGTAGGGGGTATAATGGGGTCACTCATGGGACTCCGACTCCTTTGGGTCATATGCCCGGTGTTTACAGCACGCGGGCTTCAATTTCCCCTCAATTATACCCGATAATTACGACTTGTGAAAGTAAACGTTCACCTTATCAATGGTGTACAGGGTCGCATCAATGCTGCGCTCCTTACGAAATTCGTCCAGCGCCCGCTTGACCCCGCCCCAATGTCCAAAAGCGGAAATCGTCACCATACCGCCCTTACTCACCTTGTCGTATAATCCCTTCAATGCGGTTTTGGTTGAACGGTAAAGGGTGGCATCAATATGGAGAAGGGCAATGCTTTCCAGTTCAACGAATCCCCGTTCCGCCCAATCACCCACCACTACACTCACCTCAAGGGGGTCAATTTTGAGGCGTTGGATAGCCTGCATCAACTGTTGAGGAGTCGCTTCACACCATGCCTCGCCCCGGTCTTTCGCGGTCTGCCATTTGTTCAGCGCCTTATCCCCATCCACCGCCGGGTCAGGTTTGGGCATCCCCTGAAAGGTGTCACACACTACCAATCTGCGCTCCATCCCCTCCCGTTTAACCCCACGATACAGCAAGGCGGCGCTCCCGCCCTGCCAGCACCCACATTCCACCACGTCCCCAGCGGTTTCTATTGTTTGGGCGAGGGCATAGAGTTCGGACAGGTGATTCCAACTGAGCATCGAATAGGCATGAGCGCCGCCTATCAGACTCGTGATTTCAGATACCTTTCGGCGGTCACTCTTTTTCCTGGGTTTAACGAACCCCGCCATGCCCACGCCTTTATTGTCCACCACCAAAATGTCGGGTTCGGTCTTGCCCAATTCGATAGTAAAGGCGTTCACTGCCTCATACACCGGGGGGCAGGCGCGAGGCGTGCCATCTGGACTGTAATCATGGAAAAAGAATGTCCCCCCCGGCGCAACATGCTCCCAAAAAGGCAGGTCGGCCCGGACTCGCTTATGGTCGCCATCCACAAAAATGAGGTCAAAGGGAGCGCCCTTGTATTCCTGTAAATACTCCCAACTCTTGAGGGTTTCCACTGTTACATTCTTATAGGGTTCAAGGTATTTACGGGCTGTCCTGGCCTCCTCAACATTGGGGTTCAGGGTGATAATCTGCGCTTTAGGGGCAGCTTTTGCCATGATTGCCGCGCTATACCCCCATGCCGTGCCGATTTCCAGAATCCGTCCCCCGTCATAGGGTTTGGTAAGGGCATAGAGCGCCGCCGCTTGGTAGGCGGCAATTTCGCGTTTAAGGGGCGGAACAGTTGCCCGCACTTCTGCCATGACCGCCTCCAATTCAGGGTATTGGGTGGTCAACTCACTGAGCAGGTCTTGGGGGGATTTATCAATCAGTTTCATGGTTGTCCTCAAGTATGGATACCCAATCGGTATCCCTAAAAATACGACAGATAAAGTCGGCGAACACCAACACGCCCCATAAGAAAAACCCGACCACTAGAATGGGGATAAACACCAGCATATAGAGCAGGAGGGAAAATTTACGGAAAGCGGTCATTAAACGCCCTACCTTTTTCAAGTGCTGCCACCCTTTCCTTTAACACGCTATTCTCCTCGTTCAGACGGGTAACTTGCTGGTGAAGATAGGCAACATTCGCCACCAACTTGTCTAAAAAGGGCACGTGAATCATGATTTCATCATCCTGAAAAGGAATTGCTGTGTATTCCGGGTCTATAGGGTATGTCATTTCCATGTCCTCAACCGTACTTTTTGGCTCATTTGATGATTTTACTTTTCGCTTCCGGCGAGTCCAGACGCCCCGGAACAATACCCGACCATTGACGAACAGTCGAAGGATAGTGAAGAATTCCCGCGCTATCATCAGGGTCATCATATCTTGTTACGGTATTCCATTCTGTACCCAAGATATACATGCGTAAGGGAACACGCCATAAGGCACGCAAAAGCGCAGCCTGGTCGCGGCTTGCCCACCGGGTATGCCATTCCTCATACCACGCCGCAAAAAATCGCTCCACTCGTTCACATCGCCGAAAGGCAAAGACTCCGCCATTGTATTGAATTAACTCCTCACTACCGAGTATCCGCAAGGTTTCCTCAACTTCGGGTTGGTTGTCCGGTCTGCCCATTTTCCGCACCACATGATACTTGTCCGGGTTACGGCAAATCACAAACTCCCATCCATCTTGAAGCAGGTCGAACAGAAAGCCAATATCCGCAATTACCTCAGTATCGGCATCCAGATAAAGAATGTACTGCCATTGGGTGGGGGCGAGGTTATAAATGCGGAGTTTTTGGGAACGCCCGCCAATATCCACCATTTCACTCTTGATAAACACGTCCTCTACCCCGGTAGGGGCTTCCGCTGCCAGCGCCGCCGGGATGTTGGGCATAAACTCCTGAAAGCTGGTGATGGCTTGCTGGACACCTTTACGGGCAGGCTCACCAATGGCAACATAATACACGCCTGTACGCCCGCCCTCGCGCCAATCAGGAAGGGATTCCTGTTCGGGTAACTGCTCCCCAAACACCTCCTCAAACGCTTCTACATGGTCGAGCGCCCACGCTTTGGTATTCCATGCCGCCGCCGCTTCTCTGAGTCCTGCCCTGTCCACCTCGCCTCGTTCCTGAATGGCGTATTGTAGCGCTTCGGCAAGGGAGTCGTAATCGCCCGCCTTAAAGCGATAAATCCCTGGCAAGTCGGGCAGTTCATCCAACATCCCTACGTCACGGGGGATAACCACGCGCCCGCCCGTTGCCAGCATTTCGAGGGGCGGCATGGGCACACCTTCAATGAGGCTGGCGCAAATGAAAATATCCAACTCCTGATAAAAGCCCTGGAGTTTTTCCCAATGGTAATCCTCGATATGCGGGATACGCCAACCCCGCCCCGCCGCTTGCCAATCCAGCCAATTAAAACGGGTATCGGCGACCAAGCGGGCAACCAACGCCTCCCCTTTGCGTCCATCCCCATAGCTGTAACCACTCACGCCCACGCGCGGCACATTCCGAATAGGGCGGGTGGCAAGGGCAAATTTCAGATGGTCAACAGGGGCGTGGGCATAGACGGTAGGGCCATACTGCTTGACCTCATGCCCGTATTTCAACGCGGTCACGATTCGCAGGTCGGCGCGTTCAGCCGATTGCTTCCACCAACGGTCTTTTTCCTGCGCTTGGGTGTCATGGTGACTAAAGTAACACGCCACTTTGGTGGCTTTCCAGTCCAGGTGTTTCTGTGCGTGCCAGATATACGGGATAAAGTAGTTCACATCAGCGGTGGGGTCAGGTGTGCCACTTACGGTATAACCTGTTTGGTCACATAGGATACGGGCAAGGCGGGACAGGATTTGGTCAGATTCCCACTCGGAAGCCACCACGTGGACATTCATCTACCGCCCCTCAAATATCTCTGCCAATAACCTGCCAAGGTCGTGGAGTTCATGTTCCTCAACATGCTGTCCATTTGCGATGCTCCACCTTTGTTCAACAGACACCGAGCAATCATTCCAAAAAAGACCAAGGGGATTTGGTTTATCGAAGTTACGTTGCTTGGTAAAGGTAATCGTAACCCCACCAAGATACACAATGACGGTCTTGGTATCCCCACTGATATTGACCTGTACAATGGGTGTGGGTTTGAGTTCTTGGTTCATTCTCGACTTACCCCTCCTGTCTGAATTCGGTATAGTCCAAAACCTCAACCTCTTCTTGCTTCCGTAACCAGAGCATAAAAGCATAATGAGGAAACTCAGCCAAGCGTTTTCTGGCGGCTCTACTGAGGTCGTAATACTCATTCCGCATTGACCACCCATCGAGGTTTTCATAGAATTTACGGGCAGGTATCTTAAATTCAGCACAGAATAGTTGATACCACTGCTCAATAGGGGTTTCAGTGCTGACCACCCCATGCAGGGTGTAATCGCTATATGCCCCACTGGTGATAACGTAAATCATGCCCTGACCTTCCCAAACTCGTGTTTAATCACCGTGCCCTCGCCGCTGTTAAAGGGCTTCCCCAGCACCGCCAGCTTGACCGGATTCTTATGCAGCGCCCGAAGGAACGCCGCCTGGTCTTGCCCGCGCCAGCGCAACCATTCCTCGCGCCATACCTCAAATAACCGCTTGACCGCCGGGGTCTGGTCAAACCACATAACCCCACACTGCAATTGAATAGGGGTGAACCCGATTTCATCCAGGGTTGCCTCGCGCTCCTCCTCCTCAATATGCCACATTGCCCCCGTTCCCTGATGGTCGCTCATGCATATGACCATTTCCCACCCGTTGTACAGCAGTTCAAACCCCGCCGTAAAATCGGGGGACAACACCTTGGTATCGGCATCCAGATAAAGCGTGCGCTGGAAAGGTGTCCAGAGGTCAAGGGTTACTTTCGCCCACCGGGATAACCCTGCATTGTCTTTTTCGTGGACGGGAATAGCAAGGTTAATTGCAGTGGATAATTCCCCACCCCCGGTCATCATCGTAACAGGCAACCCCAATTGCAGTTTACCGATGGTCGCCCAAGACTCCTGCATCGCCAATCGTGCCTTATCCCCAAATGCGATATAGGCGACCCCATGCGGGTGTTCAGAACGTTCCGTGATGGGTTCATGGTAAATGCTGGTCATGTTTTCAATCGCTTTCGTGAACCATGTTGTCATAAATACAAACCGTTTTATTACTCTTGATAAGCGGACTTATCACGATGTAATCATGTCCCTACACGATAAAACACAACAAAATCAGCGCCAGCACCGGGTCGCCAACTTTTGCACTTATGCCAAGCACCGCCAGCACAATACCAAGGATAACCCCGATAATGGCGAATATCAGGTCAGGCTTGCCGAAATGGCGAAGGAAAAAGACCCCTAGTGCTATCGCAATCGTGAGGACAGAAACGATAGTCGCTTGAAGTGGGGTAGCATGTACAAACATGCCGATGAGAAGTGCCCCTAAGAACAATAGAACACTGCCGCGTGTAATGGTCATGATATTCCCTTTCGTTATGATTTCTTTTTAAGGACTTATACCCGTATCTTTTTTATTCCACATCCCTTGACCACTTTTCCACATACAACGGGTCTTTCGCTTCCGCCCGCCGAATCGCTGCCACTGCCAAGTGCTGCTCGTCCTCCGGCAGTTCCCCCACCGTGCGCCAATCGTAGGTCGCCACCACGTTCTTATAGCGCTCTAGGTCATCCTGATACTGGCGCTTGGAGGTTTGCCGATGCAATGTGAATTGATACACCACAAGGAGAAGCGCAAACACCAGCAAGAAACCGTCAATGGCGGTCACTTTCTATTCTCCTTATACCAGTCTAAGAACGCATGAGAAAGTAACAAATCCACTTCATGAATCGTGTAGGGTACACCGTAGGATTTTCCATCAATGGTTACATCACACCATCCCCCTTGTAATTCAATATGAATACGCAGGTTCGGGGGAAATCGCTGGAAAATGCGGTAAGACACAATAGCACGCGCCGCCAGTTCCCGTGCATATTCAGCGGTGTCAGCGCAGAAACGGAAATCCTTATCCTCGGCATCAATCACCGTCCATTGCCCTGTTTTCCCGTTACAATCCAACTGCTTGGTTATGCAACCCAATACATCCAAAAGCATAAGACCCAATTCTTGACGGTCTAACACCTTAGTGGCCATCAGTCAAACCTGTCCCTTCCAACCCCCTTGCCCACAGCTTATTCACATCCTCAATGGACTCCCCATCCGCGATGCGAATTGCCATTTCAAGGGCTTGGTAACACTGCTTGGCTTGCTCAATACTAAGTTCCAGTGGAAAGGATGTGATAATGTGTATCACCTCCTTTGTTCCCGGCTTGTAAACAATCTCGACATAAGGATAGCGTTCTGGATGCTGAGCATTCCTCTCTGGACGAATCGCAATGCGGTCAAAGTTAAAACCATCATCCCTTACGGCTTTCATCGGTCAAACCTGTCCTTTCCATCCCGTGTACCCCACATATAGGGCACTGCCAGCACCAGCGGTTTAACCCGATACAACGCCCGCATGAACGCCAAGCGCTCATCACCACCCTCCACTTGCGCCATTTCGGACTGCCAGTGGTTTATCAGTTCAATGGTACGGGGGCTGCGCTTTATAAACAGCAAGCGGGGTTCATACACAGGCACGCGCAAGTCCCGGATAAAGCCCGCCGTGCGCTTTCTATCCGCCTCGTTGCCGATATGGATTGCAAGCGTGTCGTAATCCACAAAGGGTACAACCACCTCCCATGTATTCAACAGGTCGAAGCCCGGCAGGAGTAAGGTTTGGCGGAAGGACAGGGTGGCGTCCCATAAGAGATTTTTGAAGTAATACAGAAGATGAGGGGGTTGGGTCGTGGTTTCCAGCGATTCGGTCAACCAATCCGGGATAGCGCCGTTCCGTACCACCGCGCCGCAACCGATGGGGAGCAAGCCATCCCGCAGCGCCGTTCCGTATTGAGGGGTGTAGGCTTCACCGTCGGCAATCCAGCGCAGCGCCGTTTGCTTGCCGATTTCGACCCAATCACCCGCCTGAAAAAAGGTGGGCTTGCCGTTCACCGAAACTTGTTTGGTGGTTTTCAGTTTGACGTACATGATTCCCCTTCCGCAAACATAATATCACAGATGTTTACAAAAGTGAACACCCAACCAGGGGAGAGGTTGGGTGTTCGAGAGGATGGATATGGGTTAAAGGAATCCCATACAGAGTATAACAGAAAAAATCCCCACCTGCGAGTGCAAGCGGGGATTTTCAGTACCAAAGGGGAAAGGGGGACTTGCGAGGGCTTAATCCACGACCTCATCCAAGAAACTGGTGGACACGGGTTGGGAGCGGGGTTCAATACCCAACACGACCACGCAATACAGCGATGCGCCGGAGGGGGTGCTTTCCAGACGAATCCAGTCGTGATGCACGCCTGCAATCGTCAATTCCTCATTGCGCCCTTCGATAATGACCACTGAGTCATCATCCGACCCGGCTTGGGTCAGTTGGGTGATGGATTTACCACTCAGGGTGGCGAGGTCGGCGCTGACGCCATCCGTAGTCACTTCCACGTCCGCATCCAGACTCGTGCCGATGTTGCCAGCAATAATCAGGATTGCCCAACGGTGGAAATTGCCCACGTTGACAAACGCCGTGTTCTGCTCCGAGCTATAGGAAGCAGGGTACGTGACCGCCAAGACCTGCGCTCGTTCACTGAATCGTTCTGTAAACATAGTTCGTATCTCCTTATGCCGCGCTAGGCATCACGTGCTCTTACTTCCGAGAATAACAAAGGGGGAAACTTGCGTTGAACCATCAGCGAACGTGAGCGGGGCTGAAAGCCAAGGTTGACCATCCACGCGATGCACCGCCCGATAGGACGTTTCATCGTACTGGAAGCGGTCATAAATGGTGGATGCCAACGTGGTCGCCTGACGGTCTCCAATCAGGTAATAACGCGGGTCAACCAACGCAATATCGCCCACGCTGGTGTTGCTCATGACGGGCAGGTGTTCGCTGAAATAGATGGGTCGCCCCAACAGCACACCGGGCACGTCGCCCAACGCGGTTTGTCCCAATGGCCCCGGCCCCCAAACGAAGTTCGGGTTGGCGCTTGGGCCGGACATTCTCAGCAACGCGCCGAGCGTACTCTGGCTGGCTACCCAAATGCCGTTGGCGTTGGGGAGGAAGCGTTGCAGCATCGCAATCAGGTCGTTGTAGACGACATTGTTCTGGTCTTCGCGGTTGTAGGTGAGGGTCGCCGGGGAGGGAATGATACCCTGTGGCTGACCTGCACCCGTTCCGTTCCAGAACGCATCTTCTTCCATCCAGGCAATGACACCGGGGAAGCCCATCGCGCCCATCAGGAAGTCGGTCAGCGAAATCACCGCATCGTCAATGAGTTCATCACTGACACGGGCATACGCCGCCAACTTGTGGGCAACGAGGGTAATCTGACGCCACGCGGCATCACTTTGGGTTTTGAGTCCGGCTTCTTCTGTCCAGTAGGCGCGTAACCCACCGAACCAATGCGGACGCCCGCTGGTTGTGCCTGTTTGGTCAAGCACGGGAATTTGAATCTGGCGGCGGCGCATCCGAATGATGGTTGCGCGGCTGCGAATCAGACTCATCAATTGCTGTTGTGCGGCCAGTACGTTGGTGAACGCTTCGGGTGGGACAAGGAAACCGCCGCTTGCGCCAACGGATTCGACCATGTCCTTACGTTGTGCGCCACTCTGCGACTGGACATCCTTGCTGTCATCAAACCAAACCAGATTCTTGCTCGGCTTGGGGGTGGGGTTGACCGGGGTGGGGGTTGCGCCGACAATGGCGCGAATATACCCAACGACAGTCTTATAGCTTGAGCCGTCGGGCATATAAGGGACATCAAAGATGTCACCGTTGCCCTTGCTCTCGTCGGCATTGGCGTGACTGGCGCTTGCGCCCGCCGCACCAAGACTCTGCTCAAGGTCTTGAATGTGCTGCATCTGGATTGCTTCGCCCTGCAAGCGCTTGGCGTCGTCAATCATTTGTTGGACTGTCACCTTTTGTTCGGCGGTGGCTTCCGGGTTACTGAGGATGGTTTTGGCTTCCTTCAGCAATTCGTCCGCCTTCGCCCGAATTGAGGGGATGTCCGCGATTGGTGCGACCATCTTGTGCCTCCAATAATTCGAGTTCGGTCATTTGAATTTGCTTGAGAAGGTCTGCCCGTTCTTGCTCAGTGAGTGGTTGTGCAGGTGCGCCCTGCCCCGGCTCGGCTGGTTGGGGGTTGGCTTTATCTTCTTCGCTATCTTCCATACTATCAGAAATGCCCGCCGCTTGTAAAATCTCGCGTAATTTCCCGGCGGCGCTCTCAATATCGCCAATGGTGGCGTTCACCTTATCCACGTTGGCGGTAGACAACACCCGCCCCTCTTTAATCTGGCGGTCAATAAAATCGTTCCCCCACATGAAAAACATGGGCATGTATTCATAGGGGCGTAAGGCGATGTCATTCCCCATCAACGCGCCCATCATGCGGAGCATTTCCAGACCACCCTCGGCAAGCGCCAGGTGTTCAGTGTCGCTAATCATGCCCTCGCTCATCAGTTGGTTGATGCAGTACGTCCAGCAATCATACACGCTGGCTTTCACGTACTCGCCCAATTTGCGTTCTGGCCCATCCGGGCCATATTCTTTGATTTCCGCTGCTGTCGGCATCTCGCGCTCCTTTACATCGGTGGTCATGGTTTCCGGGTTCATGCCCCAAATGACATTGCTGTACTCTAATAAACTGCCTTCGGTAATCCGCCGCACCGTGCGATTCTTGCCTACCTCGTCGGTGATGCGGTCATAGTTAAATTTGATGATGAAAAAGCCGATGGAGTATTCGTTGATGTAATCCCGACTCACGCGCTGGTACACCGCCAGACTCGTGGGGTCATCCAACATATAGCGGGTCACGGTTTTAAGCGCCCCGGTTGCCTCTGGTCGGCGCTGCAACAATTCCGGGGGCAGTTCACCCTTGCCGATTTCCTGCACGCTTATGGGTTTCCCCACGACGTAAATCACCGAGTTGGTGTTGTGCTGGTCAAGGCAACGAATCCGCCGGAACTGTTCGGTGATGGATTTTGTGAACACGCCCAATTCCATGACATCATCGCCATCATCCACAATGCCGTAAATATTGACCAGTGCCGTCACTTCCCCAATAGGCGAGGTTGTGCCGTCAAGGTTTTCAATCTCCTTGACCTCCGCCCCCACCAATACCGCCTCGCACACCATTTCCTTGAATTGGTAGCGTTCCACGAATTTAGGGTCTAACCCCTGAAAGCGGTTGGTCAGTGTTGCGCCAACGGGTAACGGCTTATTGTGCTTACTCATTTAATTTCCCTCGTTTTCGGATCTTGGTAGAAAGGCGGGAACCCATTGCGTTCACATCGCACGAATTCCCATATTTCTACCCACGCGCCTTGACTATCCAGGACGTGTTCCTTTATTCTCCATCGTACAACAATCGTATGGGGTCGCTCACGGCTTGCCGCCGCGCTATGGTAAATCACCTCAAGTTCCGTGCCAATGGGTCGCAACATGCCATCCTACGCATTCAATAAGCAGCATCGGCAATTCGGGTGGAGGGGTGGATAGCCTATATCGTCAAACCCCACTGTCATGCGATGTTCTTTGCCGCTTTCATCCATCACGCTCAGGCGTTCCCCAAGCCGTGCAAACTTGTCGCCCACAAACAGAATTTTGCCGTGCATTTGCTCACAGAAGGGGCAAAGACGGTCATCGTAGGCCGCCCACCATTGTTTCCGCATCACCCCCCACTCTTTATAGAGGGCTTCCGTCCCCGCATTAAAGGAGCGAATGGTTTCCGTGCGGACAATCATTTCGGTGCGGTAATCGGGCATCCGGGCGTTCAGCCATTCAAACTCCTCTGCCGTAAGGTCGCCCTGCATCCACTGTTGGAATAACTGCTGTAATCGGGCTTGGGCTTCTGGTACGCTCCACCCTTCAAACTGCGCTTGCTGAATCACGTCCTTAATTTGTTCAGTGGTGGTCGTGTTGGTTTCGGTGGCAAAACGCAGGGTGTAGCGGTCAAACCAGTCTAAAGCAAACAGGTTAACCACATCAAATTCCTCGCCCAATTCCAGCGCCCAAAACTCGCCGCCCTCCTCAATCAACCCCCGAATCACCGGGGCGAAGGTTTGCCGCCATTCCTCTACCCCCACACCATTCAGGTAATCGAGGACGGCATGTTGCACCACGTCCCAATTGATGCTGGACTTTTGCTGTTTGGCTTTCTGCTTGGCTTCGGTCACAAACGCCAGGATTTCCTTTTCCTGCTTGCCAAACACCTCCCGCGCCGCTTTGTAATAGGCGGGTTCGTGTTTCTCCGTAATGCGGTTTTGCTCCTCCACAATCCGGGCGGCTTTCAGTTCCAGTGCGTCGGATTCTTTGGTGTGGGGGGCAGGCAGGAATTTATTGGGTTGCCCTGGCGGGAGTTTGGGTGGGACATTCTCCTCGTCCGGTTCTGGTTTGGGGGCAAAGCGTTCCCGCGCCGCCTCCTGCTCACTGCTGTACCAATCCTTATCGGTCACAGCAGGCTTTGTACCAGAGGGCAGGTAACTAATGTCGTCACCCTCGTAACGTTCCACCTCAATACCCACTACCTTGGCGGCAATGACGGGCGGCATTCCCCTGTCCACCAACACGCCCCAGGTATCCGCCAACTGCTTCATGTCCAGTTGCAGGGCAGGCACTTGACTCTTGTCGAACTTCACGAACATTTCCCCATCGCGGAGATAATGCTCGAATTCCACTTCAAACAGGAGCAGGTCGGCGTTCATGGTGGTCTGCCAGAAGGCTTTGTCCGCCTGTTCGTAATTGCTAAAGGTGGCTCTGTCCATTGCGCTTGCCATGCCGACCAGCATCCCCGGCACACCCAATGGCCCCAGGATACGGGATTCGTTGCGCCCATCAATCTCGCGGCTGGCGAGGTCTTTGAAGGGCGGGGTCAGGGCGTGATACTTGCCCTTATTGTCCAGCACCAGCGGTTTCGGCCAATTCTCCGCCCCGCCATACAATTCCTGCCATTCGGTGCGGATACGGGCAATTTGCGGGTCATTCAGGGGCATTTCAAATTCCAGCGCTGCCAACCCTACCCCACCATGCCGGAAAAACATATACAGGAACTTGCTGAACTGGTTATCCACATCGGCACTATACGCGGCGGGTTGGATGGGACTCATGCCATACCCTTGCCCCTCTAAGGGGTCAATCGCCGCCGGGTAGCGAATGTGTATCATGTATTCGGGCAGAATGGGGAAACCGCCCTCTGTGCCCTGATACCCTTCCGGCTTGTACATATACCCCGCCAGCTTGCCGTTTTGACTCAGGATTTTAATACGGTCAGGGCGGAGGCTGTACATAGCAGTGGGTAACGTGGAAAGGCGGCTCGGTTTCTCCATGTAAATGAAGCAGTTGCCACTCAGATTCTTATACACCACGCATTGCTGCATGAATTCCATGCAACTCTGGAAACTGTTGGGGCGCTTGGCAAGTAAGGCTAAAGGGCTGTCTTTGGGGGCGAATTTGGGTTTGTCCTCATCGCCCGTGTAGGCGCGTAGGGGGGCTTGGGTGAGCGCCCGTACCTTGTGCATAATGGCGCTGTAAATCACCGCGTTCTTGCCAAACCCCTCCTCCATGTAACTCTGGACGCTGGTCATGTTCCAGTGAAATTCACCGGAGTCCGTCCAGTTCGGGAGCATAAAGGGAAAAGCTTTGGTGTGCGCCAGGGGTCGAAAGGTTCGTGAAATCGGGCCGTTGAGCATGGGTGAACGCGCCGTAAGTAGTGGTCGGGTTAATACTTATAGCGTATCACAAACAAAAACCCGCTTCATTGGGCGGGTTCTTGCGCTCGTTTGGAAATGTTCTCCACGTGGCTTAAGTTGAAATATCGGCATACGAAACCATAAAGGACAGTATAATCTATATCTGCTAAGCTGTCAATACCCTTTTATAGTTCTTTACAATGCCCGCGCAAACACGCCCCGCCCCTTATCAATGGCGTTGCAGATATAGCGGGCGCAATCAATTCCATGATTGTGCAGGTCGGCGGGTTCGTCTTTGGGGTTCTTTTCTTGGATGCTATTTTGGGCGCTCTTTGCCCATTCCAGCAAGGGAATCTCCTCCGCCAAACAGGTGGGCAAATGGCGCATTTCCAATTCCGGGTCGGTTTCCTCTAGGGCGTCCTCATACAACTTGATACGCCGGGTCGTCAAGCGCTGCTTGATGAAATCAATGCCCGTCTCAATGGTGTTGTCCGCTTCAATGGCGGGAATTCCAGCGGAACGGAATAGTGCAATGTTGTCCGGGCGGCTTGGGTCACAATAAAAGAATTCAATACGGTAACGTTCTTTGAGTGTATTGGCCTTGGGTATCCACCAACTGCTCACTTGCTGCCCCGTCCTGTACACCTCATGTACCAACCAAAGCACGCCGTCCCCATCCTTACCCCATACTTGAATCACGCCGGGGTTCGTCCATCCCCAATCCACCGCTGCATAAAACGCTTTGAAGTAAAAGGGGTCTTTGGGCAGGTCTTTCACCATATGCACATCCGGGTCGTATTCCTCAAATACCGCGCCCTCGGCGGCCACCCATAACCCCAACCTACCCCGCTTATACCGTACCCCGGTCAGGGCATCCAATATTGCCATTGAGCGTATGCCCAAATCAGTGATTTCCCCGGTCTCTTGGTTAAACAATGTGGGGTTATGCTCGTGCATTTGGGTAAAGCGTTGTAGACTCTTACGCCCCAATATCCAGTGGGTAGGTGCGCCGGGGTTGCAATCGGACATTATTTGAGGATAGGGTGCATTGCCAGCGCGTCCGGTAGCGCGTCCGGTTAAGGTTTCGTACTCCCCAATCTTTAATTCCTCTAACTGGTTGATATAGATGTAATCATATTCGGAGGACAGCACTTTAGAGGGGTTATCCATCCCGGCACATTCCAACCGTGACCCATTGATGTACTGATAGAATTCAGGGCGTTCCCCACCCCATTTCATCACACCAGAGCGCGGGTCTTCGGTGCTGAACGGCAGCACCTTTTTTTCGTAGGTGACAACGGCGGATTTGGTCAGGCTCTTATAGGTTTTGCGGAGCATCACCGCGCGGGCGTTGGGGTACTTACAGAGAAGGGCATGGAGTTTGGTCAGGGCGGCGATGGTTTTTCCGGTTTGGTATGGCCCTGTAAGCAAGGCTTCAAATCCCTTGTAGCGCCAGAATTCCCTCGCGCCGCCATAGAATTTCAACCCCTCCGAGTCGTCGTCGCCCACCTGCCGTACAACATGGGTCACAGTTCATCAATGTCCATTTTGGTAATCAGAATGGGGGACAATTTCTCGCCAGCACTCGTTACATCTAGTTGAGTGGGCATGTCCAACCCTAGTAACTTACGACGCGACTCACTCGCTTTGATGAAAGCCATTACCGAAGGTACATGCCCAATGGTCGCCATTGGTTCAAGCCCCTTGATAACTATATCCAACCGTTCAAGTTCCAATTGTCTGAGTTCTTTGGCAGACTCGATTTCCATCTCGGCAAGTTTATTTAATGTCTCATGCACATCGTCATAGGCTTGCTTTAAGCTCACCTCAAGTTTCTTGGCAATCTCTCGATAACTCAATCCGCGCTTGCGAAGGTCAAATGCCAGAACACGCCTTTCGGCGGCCTTCGCTTTTTTATCCGAATTTAACGGATTAGATTTACCCTTTGGCATTGTATACCTAAATAGCGTTTACTTCACACCCAAGTGAGATTGAGACTTCCTAGGTTTTCTATTCCGTACATCCAATCCTAATAAACGCTTGGCGTTGGCAACTTGTTTAGGACTGGTTTTCAACGATTTAGCAATATGGCGACACGAAAGATTCACATCTTCTGGATGCTGAAATAAGTAGTCGAGTACCTTATCGGCAGCACGCCCCTTCCGATTAAAGTATTCAAGTCGCTTTCGCCGCATCTTTTCTTTCGATTCATCGGATACTGAATGGCCCATTTTAGAAGCACTTATTTTTGAACCCCATGTATGAGGACGTTTACGCAATTTTTCGGAAACGCCGGGTCGCTTACGACCTGTCCAATACTGACTGAGTTTTGCTTTTGCCGATTCCGGCAACGGCCTTCCCAATTTGGCTTTTCGCATTTTCTCTCGCGTTGTAGGTTTGGGGTCAGGGCCACCCCAACCTCCTGAATCAGCATTGAGTAAAGGCCATCCAAGCCGCTTGCCCTCCGCTATCCACCAACGTTCTCTATCCGGCCATGCCACATTGGTGGTCGTCTCAAGTACCTGCATAATCGGCAGTAACCCTCGTGCTTTCAAGGATTGTAACCACGTCAATTTCTCTGAATTACCGCCCGCAAAATGTCGGCCATAACGCTTCCTGAGTGCAACAGTTTTTCCGACATAGCGCTTTTCGTCCGTCTCAGGGTCAATGAGAACATAAATGTAGACTTCTCGCAAGGTTTCACCTTTATTGTAATTACCGTTATCAATTATAGCGAAATCGCTGCAATTTCGGAAGTCCCAATTGATACTGCCAGTAATTTACAATTAACTGCTCTGGATACGGTAGTTTTACCAAGATAGGCAATCGTTGTAATCCAAGACTAGAAATTAGTATCGGAAACAAGACTCTTGTAGGAATGGTCGCACCATAGGCATTCCGAATAAGTGTCCACATCACCAATACTCAGGGTCAGGGGGTTTGCTTGGCATCCAGCGCGACTCCGTTCACGTCTTTGTTGATGAGTGCCAACAGTAAGGTCAGCAGATTCACGCCAATTTCAATCTTCACCACCACCTCGTTTGGAAAGACTACCGGAGCAGGGGTTGGTGCTGGCGTGGGCGTTGGGTCAGGCATCGGGGGTTCTCCTGTGGGTGGGGGTAAAGGGATTGGGTCGGGCAGCGGAATAAAAGGGGTCGCGGCAAAGAAATGGCGCGGTATCAAGCGGCGATAGGGAGTCATAGCATTAAAATAAGCCGGGTCGGCCACTGCTTTGGGGGTCACAGTATAAGTGTCATGTCCGCCTGTATTGCCAAAGCAGAAATTGTTGAGGCCAATGAAATACCCCTCTGGTTCGTAAACATGCTTCCACGCGCCCTGCAACATGCGAACCAGGGTGTGACCGGGGGTATCCTGAAACCACTTGCTCCATTGGGTGGCAAGGGTATGGTAGCCACGCGGATTCGTTTCCGGCAGTTTGTGGGGGTCATCGGGATTCAATACCGGGTCAACGATGACATCCTTGTGGACGTTCCTCACATCCTCCATGTTGTCAAACAGACATTCCGTGACCAGTATCCAGGGTGGCTCAACAAATGTCCCATCCGGGCGGCGCTTGACATTTGCGCTTGCCAGCCAGGTGCGTTTGTTGTCGTCCCACACATACCCCAACGCATAACGAATACCCTGGTATTCGCGCCCCAGGTGGTCTTGGGCTTTCGACCAGTCAATATGCAGTTCGCCGTTGTCAAACTGGTTGGGGATGTCCCACAAGGGGATGCGATGCGCCCCAGCGTTGACCGCTATCCACCAGTATTGTGAGGTGTAGTTATGCACCCCCAAAATAAAGGCATATGCCCCACTCTTGAGTCTGATGTTGCGGTACTTGTCCAGGATAATCAGCAGTTTCATGAATTCCGTGTCCTGGAATTCGTTGCGTTCATTCCAATAGCCCGTCTTGATGTTCCCCGGCGAACCATTCAGGAACACCATCCCCACCGGGCCCTGGGGGTCTTGCACGGCGGCTTCTATCATGAAGCGGTACATCACCAAGCGCTGCCAGCTATGCCCCTGCTCGTTATTGATGTACATATGAATGCGGTCATTGCCGGAAGCCCGTGCCCATCCCGAAACCGTTTTGTACTGCGCTTCGGCAAATGCCTTTATCGCATTTTCGTCCGTCAGTTTGGTGGGGTCGGGTTCGTAACTGTACATCCGAGCTACTGAATACTGCACGCCCAACCGCTGTAAATCCGCTGCCATCCCGGAGGCATCCAGTGAGGTGCAACTCATGTACTGCGCTTTCTGTACGTGGTCACGAACCCAATCGTCATTGGGCGAAGCCATACGCTGAATGTGGAGGCCGATGGGGTTACGACTGTAGGTCATACCGTCCCTTTGCTGTTGGTGGTCTGCGCTCATTATAGCACATACTAAACATCTGTATATATCCCATCCTAGTAAAAAGGCAGGGTAAAAGGTAAAATAAGGGGATTAAAGGTGCGCCGCGATGTAGAAGCATCCGGCGCTTGACCCAAAGGACGTGACCCGATGGATGCCCCGATTGTACTGAAACGCTGCGTCAAGTGTCAGTGTGAATATCCTGCCACGCCTGTCTATTTCTTTCGTGACAAAAGTAGAAAAGATGGGCTGTTCCACCTTTGTAAACCTTGTCAAAAAATATGGAAACAAGGAGAAAAGGGAAAGGAATATGAAAGAGGCAAACTGAAACGAAAGCGTGAGCGACACCCTATGAAAATAGCTGCTCGAAGCGCGGTGGCAAGGGCAATTAAAAAAGGGAAACTCCCTCACCTCTCCACTCAACTTTGTGTCTGTTGCGCTCAACCTGCAACCAATTATCATCATGAGAGCTATGAGCGCGAAAATTGGATAAAGGTATTCCCACTCTGCGAACGATGTCACAAAGAGACGCATGGGCAAATTCCCTAAAACATAAACCGTTATAGCCCCCCTATAGCCCCCTATAACCATAAATATCTGTTATGGTCTGTTAAGAACCGTTATAATCCAAAATTGGGATAAAAGGGGTAAAGCCGACTTCTCAAAAATAGTAATAATCTCGCTTGGGAGGGGGTTATTTCACGTTAACGTACGAGAACAAATGACAACAGATGATACCAGATATTTAGAATAGGGGATTCGGCTTTTCAGACCCCGATGGATTCCCAATAGCGCATCCTGCGACTCCCCCGCCCCTTTTTCATATATCCCAAATATCCCAAGTTGGGGAATCAAAAGCGCCCCGCCTATCGGAGCGCCCCTGACCCTGTTTTTACTATTCCGGCGGCACGGTAATCGCCGCTTGTCGCCAAAAGGGGTTCGCGGTTTATGGGTTCATTGCCCCCAAAGGCCGCTTGTGCGCCCTATTTCTGGCAAGCCGGGGGTTGGATTCGCACCAACGACCTATAGGTTATGAGCCTATCGAGCTACTACTGCTCCACCCCGACAAAAAGGTGTCGGATAAATTTGCTTCATGGGATAACTAAGCAAGATAACCCATCGAATTCGACCCGACAAAATAGATTATAGCAAATATGTACAAACAGCACAAGGGCTTATTTCACCTCACCATTCGACTCTTTGGGTAATCGCCCCGGTTTGGTGCGTTTCAGGGCGTCCTGGGCAATATCGCGTATATTGTCCAGGTAATTGCCGCGCTCTGGCAGGTCGTATTTCTGTATATACGCCAGCAAGGAAGCAAGGTTGCCCCCTACTGCCTCCAACGCCTCACGGAGTCGTTTATTGGCGCGTTCCAGTTGGTTATTGCGTTGATGCACCACAAATTGCAATTCATCCATGATGGTTCCCATCGGGAAGATAGTACCCTGCTAAATCGGGGAGAACTTGCTGCTCCATCAATGCCTCAGTGACCGTTTTGCCCCCTACCCCAATCAGATAAGGCAGGAGCGTGATTGCGCCGGGGCGGTAAATCATACTATTCACCTCGGCTTGTAACCACATCTCCACGATGTACAAGGCTTGGGCTAGTGTCCGGTCTTTCTTTTTGGGGTTCTCAATCCGCATGGGCAGCGCCGCGCAATCAATCCGCCCCGGCATCCCATTCACCTTAAAATGAATCTGGAATCCGTAGCGCTTGGTTGCCCCCGGATACTGACCGGGGGTGAAATGGATAGCCCCTGCTGAAAGGCGCATCAGTAAATCGTAGATGCTTTTTTGCAGGCTTTCCACACTGCGCTTGACCCCGTACCCCATCACCTTTTTCTCTTGAGAATCCTCAAAATAGGGAACGTCCAACACTGGACTGGTGGGTTTCTCTGGTATAAAACTAACCATGATTCACTCCTAACGCTGCTTTCCTCTAATTCCATTAGATATGTTTCGGTGTTCGTTCCCAATTTGGAATAAGGTCACGCATCTGTTTAGCCACTGCATAATACCCTTCCTTATCCACCGTAATAACATTGATTTCGGGATAATATTTTTTCATCCTTTTTAGTTTTGTTGCGCTCCTATCATCCATATAACCCTTGATTTCGTGATACTCAATACTGTCATTTGTATTAAATACCTTAAAGTCGGGGGTATAGAATTTTGACCCTTTTTTTACGGGGAATTCAAAAGTTTCCGTTTCGTATTCCCATCGTAGAATATTACCCACTTCTACCAACCAATTTAGATAACGCGCCCAATTGGCCTCCCACGATGAACGAAAATAGCGATTATCAAGGTCGGGACGTTTACCTCCTTTAGAATGTAGGGCGGTTTTGTGGATATGATTCATCGTCTGTTCCCTCGTGGTTTTGTGTGTCGGCGCTTACGGTTTTCCTTGCGCTTGTTTTGAATATCGGCTTTGCTGCGCCGTCGGTCTTCGGCTTTCGGGTCATGCGCCTTGATTTCCTCTGCGATTTCATTGATTTTCTTTATCGCTTCGGCAAATCCGGGGAGGATAATCGATTCGGTCAACCAACTCATGGGCAACCCTAGCGCCCCAGCAATCTCACAAGCCCTTTCGTAATCGTCATCGGGAATCCCTGGTGGCAGGGCTGGGAAACCAGTGCGATAAACGAGGGGAAGTCCTAAATTGGTCGCCCCACAGCAGGGGCAAACACTAATCCCGTTTGCCTGCTCGACCATATCTTTGGGGCAATCAAAACATTCATCACAGCGCATTACGTAACACCCCTCCCTAAAAGAGTCGCGCATGAGCGAAAAAGTGCCGGAGCGCCGTCTTTTACACCCACTATTCGAGGGGGTGGGACACCCCATGCCACGTAATCGCGCCAGCCTGCAAAAAACCATTGGCTTACATAGCCACTTCTCCTTGAACGGTCACGGTCTAGGGTTTAATTATTCGCCAATGGTTATTGTAAACGTCTGTTAAATTTTGTCAATGGTTAATAACGCGCCCAGCGCTGAACTTCAATCCAGCGTTCCGAAGTGCGCTCGTTTTCCCACTGCTCCAATGCCCATTGGTACATCACAGCACGGGTCAAGCGCCGGGTAGTGATGTTGAGTTCCGCCTTGCAAGTCCCGTTACTTCTTTTCCGCTTGGGCTTGGGTATGTCCAGGAATAATCCCCCTGCCCCAAAGGGGTTTTCGCCATAGGTTTTCATGGTTGCTCCCCCTTCACCGCCGCGTTCCACCTGGCGAGTTTTGCCAGCGCCGCCGCCTGTTCGGCTTCTTTCGGGTCAAGGGGTGGCGGAAGGGTTTTTGCCCGCGACTTGCCTTCGGTGGGCATGTCACTTTTGGGCGCTGCTTTGAATTGACCAAAGGGCGTTTCGTCATAGGTACACCCATTCAACAAACGGTCAGCCTCGCTGCGAAAGGCACTGCCCTGCTTGAACATAAAAGGCACAACCGCCTTTTCGCACCACTGACGAATCTGCTCCGCCCACACCTTCTCAAAAGCACGGCGTTTTTCGCCCGACTCCCCGCCCACAATCACCCATTTTAACCCCGCCCGCCGCAATTCCTTATAGGCATTTGCGCCGCGCCAGTTAGGAGCGCCTTCAAAGGTTTTGCCGTATTTCTTGGCGAGGGTTTCGGCATAACAGAACTTACAACCCTCGCTCACTTTGTTGCAATGCCAATCATAAAAATTCAGGGTATGGCTTGCCCAGCGGATATTGGTTTCGCTCATGCGTAATGCTCCTCGATGTAGGCAAGCGCTTCCCCGGCCTCAAAATTATTCAGGGGACGGGTACTGACCACCTCATACATCCGGCTTTTCCTGGCGGTGGGGTTTAAGGGATTCTTGTGCATGGCGGGTTTGAAGACCACCAAACGCCAGACCGATTTTGAATTATAGGTATTGGGACTGTAGATAATGCTGAACTGTTTGTCGAGTGGCAGTTTCAGGCATTCCTCACGAGTCACCCCAAAATACAGCATCCAGCTTCGGCTTGTCTCTGAATATTCCACATCGGCAGG